ATATCGTCTGTGGTTGAAAGCTGTTGGACAGGGTGGTCTCGCCATTGCTGGTGGGGTTCCCATTTTTCAGAATTTCTACCAGATGTGTGTCCGCAATGGTATATCATCATATGCCCGAGCATATAGACATGATAAAGTGCATTTAGATGCCATATCAAGTGATGAAATTCTCCCTTTCTTCATGCGTGAGCATGGGATTAAGGGAAACGAGGTTGCAAAAACCATCACTGCTGAGTGTCGGGCGTCTTTCTGGGAAGCGTGGGGTGTTACACCTGATGCACAAATCCAGTTGGAGAAATATTATGATGATTTTACTGTTGGTGAGTTTGGTGAAAATTGGGTGCCTCGCTCAATTTTCACTGAGGTTGAAGATTGTTTATTTTGATTGTGTGTTTTTAAATAAATAATGGGGTTCTTGGTTTAGAGCTAAAATCAATTTGATGAGCCAATATACTGGTTAAGAGACTGCACGGCTCACTCTTAAAGTGCCAAGGATGAACAGTCCCGTTATTATGCGGGATCCCATATAATTATATATTTAGATTTAAAACTAGAAATCATGGCGATGGTTGTTAGGGGTGACAGGGCTATGATTCCGTATAGCAAGCCTCCCAGAAATAATAAGTCAAAAGTTTCTAAACAATTGTCTACTGAGCAGCGTATTGATAGGGCGTTGGTTGCTGCGGGCAATGCTTTTTCCTTATCTAAAAGCATTTATGGTTATCTTAATGGTTTTCGTACTGTTAAGAAGTCTGGTGGTGTTACTCAGGGTGTTGCACCTGCTGCTTTTAATGCTGCAATTTCTTCGATTTCCCCTGTTGTCACTCGTGGTGGCACGGCTGAAGGATTGATCACTGTTACTCATCGGGAATATGTCGGAACATACGATGTTCGATCTGGTGGTATATCCGCCACATATGTTGTTAATCAACCAATTAATCCCATGAACTTTACCATCTTTCCTTGGTTGTCTGGTATAGCATCAAGTTACGAAAAGTATAAATTCAGCAAACTTGCTGTGTGTGTTGTCCCGACGTGTCCAACCAGTTCAGTCGGGAAATGTGTTGTTGCTATTGATCCGGATAGTACTGACTCTCAACCTTCCAGTTATAATGAACTTCAAAATATGCGTTATTCTACTGGGGCGGCTGTTTGGGAGCCACAGGTGTTAAAATATAACCCTTGTGGGGAATACAGGTTTTGTAGTGCCACTAATGGTTCTACTGCAGCATTTACTGTTGATCGACTTATCAATGATGGATGGTTGTATATTTCCAACTCTGGTCCTGCTTTGACCAATGCTAATGACGTATATATAGAGTACACTGTTCAGCTGAAACAACCCCAGACTAATCCTGGTACTGGGCAAGTGTTTAATATTACATCTGGT